TGAATGGTTTGGAGAAGAAGCAACGCAAATGTGGAAAGGGCTTGTAGAGATGCTATCGCGCATTGGCATTTTTACCGAAGCCGACTACAACACGTTAGTACGATACGTTGATGCGTTAATTGATTGGAGGAATGCCCAAAAGTGGCTTGAGTTACACGGGCAAACGTACCCCATATTTGAAATCTCTGGGGGTCAAAGACGCTTAAAATACATGGCGCAGTGGCCGCAAGTAGCTATTAAGCGCAACCTAAGCGAGCATTTACTACGCATAGAGCAGCAGTTTGGCATGACTCCATCTTCTCGCAGCAACCTAATTGCTATGGGAGGGAAGGATGGCAAAGGCCAAAAAGACCCTTTCGAGTATTCGTAAGAACTATTATTGGGACAGGCACGCAGCAAATCAAGCTGTGTTGTTCTTTGAGAACGAGCTAATTCACATTAAAGGTGTGTTTTCTGGTGAGCGTTTTGTTTGCGAGCGTTGGCAACGACGCATGATTCGTCGCTTCTTTGGATGGAAAAAACGCCACCCTCGCTTACCAAAAGATAAGTGGCCTAGAAAGTATCGCGTGCTGTACATTGAAGTGCCGCGCAAAAACGGAAAGAGTTATCTAGGTAGTGGCCTAGCACTGAAGCTAACGTTTGCAGACAAAGAGATGGGATGTGAAGTAGTAAGCGCAGCAGCAGACAGGGAGCAAGCTGCTATTGTGTATGAGACTGCGAGGGATATTGTTGAGAACAATGAGAAGCTGAACAGCATGGCAAATGTATACCGTCGCAGCATGGCAATTCCGGCCACGGCCTCCAGTTATAAAGTTATTAGCGCAGATGCATACACTAAGCACGGGAAAAACCTGCACGGCGTAGTAGTGGACGAGCTACATGCACAGCCGAACCGAGAACTAGTAGACGTGCTGCGCACAAGTACAGGCAGTAGGCACCAGCCAGCCCTTATATTTCTCACTACAGCAGGGTATGACAAGAATTCTATCTGCTACGAGTACCACGATTATGCAAAAAAGGTAGCAGAGGGCGTTATAGACGATGAGACTTTTTTGGGGTTTATCTTTGCCGCAGATGAAGGAGACGATTGGACTAGTCCTGATACGTGGAAAAAGGCGAATCCTAATTTTGACATAAGCATCTCACAAGAGTATTTGGCGCAAGAATGTAAACTAGCCCAAGAGGTTCCTGCATATGAAAACACCTTTAAGCGATTACACCTTAACATCTGGACAGAGCAAGAATCCCGTTGGCTACAAATTGCTAAATGGGATGATTGCCGAAGAGAGTTCAAAGCAAAGCAACTGGAGAAAAAGGTTTGCTACGCTGGGTTGGATTTGTCCACCACGACAGATATCTCTGCCCTTGTGCTTGCGTTTCCAGAAGAGGAGGATTTTAAAATACTTTCCTATTTTTGGGTACCAAAGGAAAACATACGTATCAGAGCGAGGCGTGACCGTGTTCCCTACGACCTGTGGACACGGGAGGGTTATATCGAGGCCACGGAAGGCGAAGTTATTGATTATGATGTTATTCGGAAGCGTTTAAAGGAGCTTGCAGAGACGTATGAGATTAAAGAGATAGCTATTGACCCATGGAATGCCCAGCAACTAGCTACTCAGCTTGCAGAAACCGACGGTTTTAATGTAGTGATGTTTAGGCAGGGCTATGCTACCATGTCGTCGGCGTGCAAGGATGTGCTTGCGCTTATCCTTTCCCAACGTCTACAGCATAACGGCAACCCTGTAATGCGGTGGATGGCACGGAATATTGCAGTACAACAAGATGCTGCAGGGAACATAAAACCTGCAAAAGATAAAAGCAGTGAACGCATCGACGGCATAGTGGCCATGATTATGGCAGGTAGCCGCGCACTTTGCGCCGTTGAAGCAGAGAAAAGCATCTATAACGAAAGAGGGTTGTTAGTCCTCTAATTAAATACTAAAATAGTAGTTGACAATTTTTTCTTTTTATGCGTGGAGAGGCCGTTGAAGATTAACGATATACTACAATTCTTTTCCTCCGAAAAACGGTCAGACGACAACGCACTAAACCCACTTGATGATGATTTGTACAAAAACATGTGGAATACTGCGTCCTCTGGCAAGGAAGTTACTAAAGAAACAGCAGAGAGGGTTGCGGCTATACATGCTTGCGTTACTGCTATTAGCGAAACTACCGCTATGCTCCCTGGTGTTTTGTTTCGAGAGGTAGGTGATAAGACAAAAGAGAGAGCAACAGACCACTATCTCTACCCCATTTTGCACGACCAGCCCAACGAATACATGGACAGCATGTTGTTTTACGACGTGATGATGCGCAACCTACTCTACCACGGCAACATGTATGCGTTTAAAGGATACACAAAAGGGAACCAGCTAGAAGAACTTATCCCACTGTATGCTGACTACGTGGAAGTTAAAATTGAAGGTACAGGAATAAAAGCCAAAAAGAAATATCTATTCAACGACAAAGTTTCAGGCAAACAACTTGCGTTAAAACAAGAAGACGTTTTTCACATAATGATAAACAGCGATGACGGCTTTACAGGTCGTAGTCCTATCCGTGTAGCGATTGATGATGTTGCGCTTGCGCAAGGACTTGCCGAGTTCGGCACTAGCAGCTTTGAAAACATGGCACGGCCAGATGGTATTATTAAGGTAGATGGCGTGCTTGAGGACGATGAAGCGAGAGAAAGGCTGCGAAAAAGCTGGGAACATCTACACAAAGGGCCGAGAAAGGCTGGTAAAATTGCAGTATTTGAGCAAGGAAGTGCATACGAACCCATTAGTATGAAGCACGAAGAAGCTCAATTAGTAGAGCTTTTGCGCTTTAGTAAAGAGCAAATCGCTACAATTTTTCGATGTCCACCCCACATAATTCAAGATTTAACCCGCGCCACCTTCAGTAATGTGGAAGAGCAGAGCATAAACTTCGTGCGTTACACATGCCAACCATACTTTGTGCGCTGGGAAAAGGCGATTAAATCCCAGATTATTAAGCAGTTTGCTATGGACGAAGGGCTGTATTTTAAGTTTATGGCTAATAGTTTACTGCGAGGCAGCTTTAAAGAGCGCAACGAAGGCTATGCGAGCGCAGTACAAAACGGCTGGATGAACCGAGATGAAGTTCGCTACCTCGAGGACTTGAACCCAATAGAGAGTGAAGACGGAGACGTGTATCTTGTTCAGTCTAACCTCACAACGGTAGAAAAACTTACAGCAGACCCAGCACCCGAGCCACCTACAGAGCCTACCCTTGAGCCTGAGCCTGAAAATGAACCAGAAACAGAGCCGGAAGAGGAAGAAATCCCCACAGAAGAAGGTCGCCAAGCACTCTTTTGCGACGCAATTAAGCGATTGGCAACTAAAGAAAAGAAGGCCGTTTGCAATTATTTGCAAAAAGAGGACTGGAAAAAGCGAGCAGAAGAGTTCTATAGCAAGCACCATCAATGCATGCGGGGTACTTTAAAGCCCCTTTTGGAAGCATTTTACCCAGAAGGACACTTTAATTTAGAGAGATTTTGCCGCGATTATCCCATATATCAGATGCAAACGCTGCTACGGCGCAGCACTGGAGCACAGTTTGATATACAGGATTTCGTAAACGAGAACAGAATGGTAGGTTTATTTGAGAATTACATGGGAGATAACACATGGGAGCAATAGAGAGAAGACTATTCGAGGTTGATGGACTGCGAATCGAAAGAGCAGAGGAAGATAACACACTGCCTAAGATTGTCGGGCATGCTGCCGTATTTAATTCCAAAACCGACCTGTACTTTTTTACTGAGAGTATTGCGCCCGGTGCTTTTGAGCGAAGCATTGCACGAGGCGATGATGTGCGAGCCCTTTTTAACCACGACGCTAACTATGTACTGGGCAGGAGCAAAGCGGGAACGCTACAACTAGAAGAGGATGAGCGAGGGCTGCTCTCTACCATCTCTCCCCCAGACACGCAAGTAGCTAAAGACCTTATAACTAGTATAGAAAGAGGGGATATTTCGCAGATGTCCTTCGGTTTCTACGTAGAAAAGCAAGAGATTGAGAACGGAAACGAAGAAGAAAAACCCCACAGAACGATTACCCAAGCTGCCCTTTTTGACGTTTCTCCCGTCACTTTCCCCGCCTATGAGGACACTGACGTAGGACTAGACCGTCAATTACGAGCTTTAGGAAGCCGTGACCTAGCTGAAACATGGGCTGAGATTGAGCAGCACTTGAATAAAGAGACGAAAACGCTAGGAGCATACCTCCACAGCCTCGGATTGCGATTAAGGGTTGCTAAGAGCCGCTAGAGCTGTCACAATAACAGTATATCCGAAATGCGCCCTTCCTGGGCTAGGGTCTGTTGACTTCCGGCGTTTCTGCAAAAAATAATTAAAACAATAGGAGTGTATTATGTTCTCGATTGCAGAACTTCGTTCTGAGCATTCCGAGAATGTTAAGCGAATGGATGAGTTAGCAAACCTTTCTGCTACCGAATCCAGAGTCCTAACCGAAGAGGAGCAGGGCGAGTTTGACAAGCTGGAAAAGCGGAACGAAGAGATTAAGAAAATAATCGAGCAACTGGAGAAGGTGGAGAAGGAGAAATCCTATCTCAGCGAGCGTGCAAACGAACGTCCTAATATCCAAGTTGTTCGAGAAGAGAACTGCAACGAAGACGGCGAATACCGAGGATATAGCCACGTTGGAGAGTTTTTGTCCGACGTAGCCAGGGCTGAAAATCCCGCATATCACGGAATGCCGAAAAAGTTGCAGGAACTCAGAGCCGCAACGGGAGCAGGTGAAAACATTGGGCAAGATGGCGGCTTTTTGGTACAAAGCGACTTCGCTGTTGAGATATTCAATCAGGTAGTTGCAGCAGACCAATTAGCTTCTCAGTGTCGTAAAGTGCCTATTTCCAGTCAGAGTAACGCTCTTACTCTTACTCTACTTGACCAAACCAGTCGTGCTACTGGTTCCAGGTGGGGAGGAGTTCGAGGTTACTGGAGAGGGGAAGGAGACACAGTAACGGCAACTAAGCCAAAACTGCGCCAAGAACGCCTTGCACTTGAGTCCTTAATGGCAATTTTTTATGCCACAGATGAACTTCTGGAGGATTCAACCGCGCTAGGTGCACTTGCTACCGAAGCCTTCACAGAAGAACTAAGCTGGTTGCTTGGAGATGCGATTCTTCATGGTGACGGAGCAGCGAAGCCTCAAGGTATTGTAGGCCACGCTTCCTCTATCTCTATTGCTAAAGAATCGGGTCAAACGGCAGACACTGTTGTGTATAACAACGTCGATAAGATGGTAGACCGCATGGCATTACGCAGTAAGCCTGGTGCTAAGTGGTACATCCATCCTGATGTTAAACGTCAGTTGCGCAACATGTACACCACGCCTGGTACTTTAACCGACTTCATGCCTTTTATGCCCGCAGGTGGCATCTCAGGCGCGCCGTACGATACGCTTTTCGGTAAAGAAATCGTAGAAATTGAGCAAGCAAAAGCATTAGGTGACCTTGGAGATATTATCCTTGCTGACCTTAGCCAATACTTGCTGATTACTAAGGGCGGTATTGAAGCTGCACAGTCCATGCACGTTCGTTTCCTCTATAACGAAATGACTTATAGATGGAACATGAGAGTGAACGGGCAGCCGCTTTGGAACTCGGCTCTTACCGATGCGTATGGTTCAACTACCAGAAGTCCGTTTATAACTTTGGCTGAAAGAGCATAGGAGGGTAACATGAGTGCTAGACTTGCAGAATTATTGAAGCTCGTTAACGGTGTTGCCCCTTCAAGTGATGTGTACGATAGCGACCCAGCTACCGATGTCGTGTTCTTTAAGAATTACGACCGCATTATGTTTGTTCTTATCCAAAAGACGGCAGGGAGTAATACCGGAACTGCTACTGTAACGCTAGAAAAGTGTGACGATGCCACACCTACTACAGCCACAGCCGTAGCGTTCACGTACTGGAAAAATGAAGCAGCCGCTACAGCAGACACCTTCACAAAAGCCACTGCCACTACGGCAGGGTTTACTACTACCGCTAACAAAACAGCTATCTACATTGTAGAAGCTAAAGCTAGCGATATGGGTGATGGTTTTCCTGCATGCAGATTGCAACTCACTGAAGCTGTTGATGACCCCGTCATCGGCTGTGTACTCGCAATTTGCGGTGACGCTAGGTATCCTGGCGATTCACTACCGACTGCTATTGCTTAACGATTTTATGCACACACCTCATCGAGTGTGCAGGGGTTCGGAATGTAGGGGTAGCAATACCCTTGCATTCCTTTTCATAAGGAGATTGTTATGCCATTAGTGGTTTCTACGCCGCCAGCCCAAGAACCGATAG